CAAGTCGCATATATTTCACTTGGTTCAGCTCTTGAATCCTCAGAACTTGGTAAATCTGGGGTATTTCCATAAACGCAACAGGTTGATATGTAGTAAAGAACTTTTCGATATTGGTGGCAGGCGAGGGATACGTTAGCGACTCCGCCGACATTAACATCGAGTCCGAGTTCTGGGTTGGCTTCAAAGTCGTTGAGGTTGGCAATCGCAGCCATGAGAATAACCTTCTCACCAGGGAACTCACGAATAAGTTTATCTGTTTTCTCACGGTTTCGTATGTCATGGTCTGGGCTTATTTTAATGTCAGCTATGTTCACCTGGAGTCCCATGTCCGCTAACCTTTGAGCGAGCCTGTCCCCGATAAAACCTGACCCGATAAGTAATACTTCGTTTGATTTCATATAATTGGGTCTTCACATTTTGCAAGTATTGGTGAATCTCCTGTATTGCCATCGCATGTTTCATCGAAAGAAAAGTCATCCAGCTTTGCAGCCGAAAACATAACCACAGTCTTGAAGTGCTTGGTGAGGATTTCGTAGAACTCCCCTGCTGTCCACTCTCGAACGTGATGTATATTGTTGGGTCTTTCTTTGCCGAGCTTATCACTATTTCGGTTCGGGCTGGATATGAAGAAAATACTTCTCCGCTTGGGGTCGTAGAACTTCTTGAGACCGTTGAGTACTGCTTCGTAGTCTTTGACATGTTCAATTACCTCGATACAGGCTATCACATCGAATGTTGCAAATGGTCTTGGCCACTCACCTGTAATATCAAGGGTTTCAAACTTGGTAGTCCTGTTCTCAAATAAGGCTCTGGCCACTTCCACATTGACAGGATTGATGTCCACTCCCCACGCCCCGACTGCTTCATCACCCAGGATGCGAGTACCAATCCCCATCCCGCAACCAACATCAAGGACAGCTTTACCCACACCATAACACTTGGCAATAGCCTTGTAAGTCTTGATTTGTGCTGGGTCTTTGAGCTGCTTCCGTTTCTCCCATCTCCTGTAAACGAGAGCGAAATCATCAAAGTCATGGCGTTCTTCATTCTCTTGGTATGTCATCTTTGTCTCCTAAAATATCAGGCGCACCCTGGGGTGGCACTTCTAATAAATCTTGGTCTTTGCCTTCTTCTGCTGGTTTTAGTTCGATGTTCACTTGCTCTCCCCAATCCTCAAATAACAATGGCTCAAGCTGGTTCTTGAAGATGTAGTCGATGTTGAACTTCTGGCGGACTTCACGGTTGCTTTGGAAGGTGCGGTTGTTAGCCAGCTCAGAGTGAATAATCTTAGCTACATCCTCATAATAACGAGCCTCACCCATTGGATGGTTCGTTACTGTCGTAACAGAGTCGAACTTGAAATAGAGAGCGTGTGGCCCAACAAAGTCTTTCATCGGAGTAAAGTCTTCATTCAATACCAGGAGGTTCTTGCCCAAAGCTGCTTCCAATAAGATAAGCGGGCAATTCTCTGATACTGATGGGAATAGGAATATGTCCGAGTACCTCATAAGCCTGACTACCGTATCGTGGGGAATGCCCTGCTCCCACTTCTTATCAAGAAGGGAAGTAAAGACCAATTCAAATCGGACATCAAGGCCAAGCTCTTGAGCAAACATTCTCACCTTCTGGATTTCATCCTTCTCGTGCTGGCCGTTGGCGTGGGCATTGGGAATAACAAACCTAACAGACCTGCCGAGCTTCTTGAGTTCTGCCATTATCCGAATTGCCTTGTGGATTTGTTTTCCTCCCGAACCCATGCGGGTAGTCGAGAGTGGATACACAGCAATTATGTCGGCATCATTCAAGCGGAACTTGGAAATGAGTTCATTCAATAGTTTGTCGTCTTTCTCCTGGAGGCGGTAGTCAATGGGATTGTGAACTACCCGAACTTTGTCGGCAGCATAAACCCCGTACATCTCTGCACAGCGAACTACATCGTAGCGGTTCATATAGACGAGCTTTGAGTTTTGAGGAAGGGAATATAAGAAGGACACTGGTTCTTGCATTTCGGCTGGCCTTCGAGATGGGCCTGAGTGCATCCAGTGATAGAGCTTTAAGTTCTTTGGCATGACCATCTTGTGCAGGGCTGCGTTGTATGGGAGGAACGAGTCCTGGAAGATGACATCGTGGCAGAGGATAACATCCAAGTCCTTGAAGTGTTCCTCAAAGACTGGGACAACTTTAGCTACATCTTTCTCTAATTCCTGGGGAACATTGCGGGAAGCTGCTACTCCACGGTATGGTTCAAACTTCAAGGTGGGGAGAACTGGACGAATCTCCACACCTTCAATTTGTTTGTCTTTTGGGAAAATATCGAGAGTAAAGAGAATAGGCTCGTAACCGTATCTGACAAGCATCTTTAGTTGATGCCAGACTACATTGACAGGTGAGTAGGCTTCATCCCACCCACCAAAAGTGGTGAGTATAGCTATTCTTTTCATATCATCTATTAAAATTATTTTACTACTATCGTCCCCATTGTCAATACCCTTCATATTGAGTTCCAGGGCCATAGAACAACTGCATCTCCTTTGGCTTCTGGGCATCAGCTTTAATCATCGGGTCTTCGGGATTGCCCTTCAATAACTCACCGTGATAGGTGGGACGGGCTAACACATCGGCGGGAGTGAGTTCTTTCTTAATAAACTTCTGTCGGTAGGCGTAAGGACGAGGAACTGCTTGTCTGACATTCTGAGTAGCTACTGGTTCAACGACACGGATGGCTTCGTCTTTCTCCTTAGCAGTCGCTAAACCGTCATCTACGGGCTTAGAAACGGTGGTAGTGTCCGTGAAGTCATCTAATAGGCTAGACCCACCGTGAAAAGCCTCCTGCGCTGTTTCACGGGCATTATTTACCGTCTGTGGGGTCTCAACGGGTTGTAGCTGCTCTTTGGGAACAAGTACATATTCCTGGCCATCTATTACGATTGTTTTCATATCTCATATTTAATCTATTCCAGGAACTTTCAAGTGAGCGTGAGCATAGTGAGTCTTCAACGCTGCTTTGTTCTGGAATGAGTTACGACATTCAGGACAAACGAGTTTCCCTGATGGTGTTTCTGATACTGGATTGTGTGCCTTGGGTGCGCTAGTTGATTTGGCTTGGGGGATTTCTCCACCTGCTGCCTTATCAGACTCATCACCAACAACCGCTCCTACCATGTCTGGAGCAAACTGCGGACGGGCTGCCTGTGGCGGGTTCTTAGTAACCGATGATGGGTTGTTCTCTGGCTTGAGTTCCTCGGCTGTAGGCGGAGGAGTCTGTACCATCGCATTCGTAACCCCACCTGGGCTAATTACTTTGACTGGTTCAAAATGCTTACCTTGGGCGAGCTTGGCTGATTCTTCCCGTTCGTAGTCAAGTTGCTCTTGAGTAATAACTCTTTGGAGGAAGCCATAAACTTCTACCAAATAAGCTCCTACGTGGTCAGGAAAGTCCAGTGTTTCCCCAGGCTCTATACCCCACAATGAGACTTCTTTAGTCTTTGGGTCTTGGATTGGATAATCCCGAACTGGTGTTTCAGTCGGATTGTGAACTATCATAGTTTCTTCACCCCCCTTGCTTTTCTAATTTTGCCCACAGGATGTTTAATCTCTGGGGTTTTATCTTGTAAGAATTGGAATGTTTCCATCAAGTACTTGGCGAGTGCTTCGCCTTCCTCACCATCGGGGGTCTTCATCGAACGCTTAGCTTTGAGGACAACTGGCCGACCACGGAAAATGGTGCTGATGTTGGTTCGGCTAGGGTTCTTAATAATCATATTTATTCTGTGTGTATCCTGGCTCGTATCTCCCTCTGGGAATATACGAAGTCCTTTGGGTTGACTTTGACCTCATCCTTCCAGAACTTGTCTATTACCACTTCAAGGTCTGAAGTCTTCCTGTAATAGAATACTACTCTTTTAGGGTTGGTCTTGTCAATCCCTATGATGTCGAATCCAAGACAAAGCAAAGTTGAAGCTAGGGTAAAATCGGAAGTCTTAATAACATCCATCTCATCTTTCATAGTCTCCATTATACACACTGAAACAAGAAGGAAGCAAGAGGTTAGCGCTGCACGACTAAGTACACATCGACATTGCCATTGGCAATCTGGCCTGAAATTCTAGCCCGAACAAATCTGGTAGGAAAGCCGTCATCTCCGTCCGTTACGGACACAGCTCCCAAAGCTGTACCTGCGGGAACGGTGATTGAGCCGAGGGACTTCCATGTTCCTGGGTGTGCTGAGATGGGTGAGCCTTCAATAAGGACTGTTCCACCCGATACGGCTGAGGAGTTTCCCTTAGTATAAAGAGCTAGGGATTTGGCATGGGTAACGTCCACCTCACTGGATGTCTGGGTATTTTGCTGACCCTCCAGTAACAGGTGAAGTTCAAACTCCTGACTATTATCTCGTAGATGACTATATGTTGCGCTCATATTATGCTGCTGTAAATGCCGTTAAATATCGCTTCCAAGTGGCGGTCTTCCCACTGGTTGCTGTCTGAATATAAAGCTGATTGACTCCCGTATGATAGACAATTTCCCCTCCACGCCACTCATCATCGGTCAGGGTAATCGAAGAACCATAGTACCCCGCTACCGTAGTTGGTATCTGGGTAACAAGCTGGACTCTCCCGATAGGAGCGTGCAGTTGGCCTGTGCCTGGTTCTGGTTTTAGTGTCGTTGTTTCTGCCATATTATTATTCTACTATGCGCTCGTAGTCGTTGAGCTACTCGATGTCGAGGAGCTGGTAGTACTAGAGCTGCTACTTGTTGATGTCGTTGTGCTAGTTGCAAAGGCAGTTGATAGACGCTTCCAGACTGCGGTTGTGGTTGAAGTGGCGGTCTGAACATAAAGCTGGTCAGTTCCAGAGTGATAGATAATCTCTCCACCAATCCACTCATCGTGGCCAACTACTCCCTCAGAGCCATAGTAGCCTGACGGTGTGGTCGGGATGACCGCCGTTACTTTTATTCTGCCTTGTATTACGTCTAAGCTGTCGTATTTACTCATAGTTTTATGCGCTTGTAGTAGTCGAGCTGCTAGATGTACTAGAGCTTGTCGTACTAGAACTTGTACTTGTTGAACTTGATGTCGAACTTGAACTGGTCGAGGAGGAGGTCGAGCTAGTTGAGCTGGAACTAGAGGTAGTTGAGCTGGTGGTAGATGTAGCAAAGGCCACATCAAGAACCATCCAAGTAGCTGTGTACCCAGAAGTAGCCGTCTGAACGTGCAACCTGCTGTCGTAATAAACAACCTCACCGCCACGCCATTCATCATGGCCAGTTGCGCCTGGGTCGTAATAGGAAGACGGAGCAGTAGGTAGTGCTGCCACAACCTTAACTCGTCCAGCTATTGCGTCTAGTGTAGTGTCTCCGAAAGATGTAACTCCCATACTTCATTCAGTATAACTTACGCTGGCAAGTTTCTCAATGATGGTTACGATTGTTGATGGAGATGGACAACTAAGTTATAATGGGTACGCTATGGATATAATGATGAAGAAACTTGAACGGTGTGCGCTGGAAAGCTGTCGCAAACCACTAGAGAAATCAATCAGCCGAGGCAGTAAGAAGAAATACTGCTGTGATTCCCACCGAAAGTATGCGTGGAAGAAACGTCATTGGACTCAATACCTCTCCTGGCAACGTGATTACGTCAGGCGTAAGAAATATCTCCCCGAAGACAAAGAAGAAAAGTAGCCCTTAAAACGAGAAAAGCGCTCTTTCGAGCGCTCTCTTTTGGTTCGGGTTAGCCTTAGTCTGAGTAAGCTCCTGCGTCCCCTTTTGAACCCCATGTGCCTCTCCAGTCAGACCAGCCGAAGCTGAAGCGGACACGTGTTTTATAGAGAGCTGCATCGCTGTCGAAGGCATTGTCCTGTTTGAACTCAGGTCGGATTCTCCAGTACCAGGTGATGAGGTGATTCCTCATGTCCAGTAAGAACCAGGCTGTGGTAGAGGTCAAGTATTCCCAGACCTTTACGTCAAACATGCCTTGATAAATGTTGTAGTCGTTGTTAGCTGAACCAGGTCGCAAGGTGGACTTGGCGAGAATCATAGCGGTTTTCTCAAGGTCAACAGGGGTCAAGAGTAAACTTGGGTTGGACATGAACCTCTGGCCTTTGTCATCCAGGAACTTGCGGAATGCAATTCTGGCGGTTTCAAGGTTGGTCTCAGTAAGAGTTACTCCAGTTGAGGAAGCGTTAGATTGTGCAGTTCCACCATCAGCTCTCAAGTGGCCAGTTGAGAATAGCGGTTTGCCATCCCCGTAGCTGGTGTAGCTGGTGGAGAACCCGTTGTTGAAAACGGAAGCTGCGTAGTATTCTTGAGTTCTTTTGGCTGCTTTACCGAGTGCTTCAGGCATAGCTCGGATAACATTGTGTTGGTCGTCTTCGACTAATTCCTGGGAAACTTTGAACCCTTTGGTGTACTTCAAGTGAGAGTACGTGGTTCGGTACATTTGGTTGGGGTCTTCATAATCAAGAGGCCCAAGCTCAGCAGTCTGTACCAGGAGAGAGAACCCGCTTACGGCGGACTCAATTTCTTTATCCCTGTCCGAAGTTTTCACTTTGAACAAAGACGGCATCATCTCTGGCTCGGCTTCGTATCTGTCAAAGAATACTTCCGCCAGTTCTGGTGCGAGTGTGTCTGCAAAGTTTGGTCTTATTGCTGCCATATTATTTTCTTACTATAACTTATTTAATCAACTATTGCTATACCTGGGCGTATGGGTCTAGCTGAGATTCAGCTATAACGAATAACCCTTTGCTTGCATCTCCATCGCCGTCAGGGTCTCTGCCAACGATTTTGAATTGTCCATTTGCTACTGCTGTGCCGTCAATCTGTGATTCACTCGTCAGATTGTAGAAAAGATTATCGTCAGTGGCTTCCAATGCTTCATCGGCATCGTTATAAAACACTGAGTCTTTGGAAGTTTCAACGAGAACTTTCTTTTGGTCAACGGTCTCGTTATCTGAATCTACTGTATAAGTGTCTGGTGTGGAAGCTGCATCGGGGTCAATCCTAAGTCCGTTCTTATCAGTTACTCCGATGACAATTCCGAGAACTCGTGAACCTGCGGTGGCGGGGATTATAAATCCATCGGCATCCATGTAAACTGCGTCCCCGACTGAAATGGTTTGAGAGTTAGCGATGATATAAGACAAGAGTGCTTGCTTATTTTCGCCCGATAGAGATTTGCGTTTTACGAATCCTGCCATATTAGTTTCTACTATAACTTATTTTGTCAACAGTGTAAAGATTTTCAATTTCTTGGTCTTTGCACTGTTCACTTTCTAGTATAACTAACCTTGTCAACAATTACAATCTACTGGGAGTTTTGAGGCTGCGGTTGAGCCTGCGGATAGACTGGAGGCGGGGGAGTTGGTGTCCCCGATGGTGCTGGATTTGGTGCTGCTGGAGTTGCTTCTTTTGGCTTGTATGTCATTACTCCCGTGTCCTGAAACTCTTTAAGTCTCTCAGTTACTTTGCCTTCATCCAGTCCCCAGCGCTGCGACCATTTCTGTTGGTCGGCAGTTAGGGTCGTGGTTTCGGGTTGGGGAGTTGCTCCCTGCATTGTCGGGAGGGCTGCCATGTTGGTTGTGTATGCTTCGACAATTCCTTGGACACGGCCTTCTTCTTTGGCCTTACTAATATCAGTTAAGAGATAAGCGTCTTCCAGGGTCTTGGGCAATTCGTGAACTGGGGCGTTGATAACCGATGTACCCCAGGCATTTAATTTCTCCTCAACACTTCGGCGGAGGATTTTGCGTTTGTCGGGTGGAAGTTTGTCGTAACCATACTTGCCTTCAATTTGGGCAATGATGTCTTCCCGCATTTTCACATCCATCGACTGGACTCCAGGAGGAGTTTGTGGTGCAGGCGGATTTTGCGGAGCAGGTGGATTCTGCGGTTGGTTTTGCGGTGGATTCTGTGGTTGATTCTGTGGCGGGTTCTGTGGTGCAGGCGGTGTCTGAGGTTGGCCAGAGAACTTAGTTTGCACCGCTTGTTTGAGGGCTGGGTCTTGGTAGATGGTTGCTAAAACGTAAGAGGAATCTTCAACGAACTGTCCCATGTTTTGGACGGCTGCGGTTAATTGGGAAACTTGCTGTTGAAGTTGGGCGACAGTTGGGTCTGCCTGCGGTGCAGCAGGTTGGGCTGGCGGTTGAGCGGGCGGAGTCTGTGGTGCAGGATTTGGATTGATTGGTTCTGGCATAGTGTCCCCATCTTACAGACCTTAAAAGAGCCTGTCAACTCTGAGGAACTTACACGGTCTGTATTATTCTTCAAGAGGAATGACACAAGCAGCTCGGCCATCCAGGATGGATTTCATGTCCGCCAGGATTTGTTCAGCCACTCGGCGGTGTTCCCGCTCGCTCTCACGGACTTGAATGGCGGTAATGACTCCCACCACAATCAAAGCCAAGGAAGCAGTTAAAATTAAAATCTCAGCTAGTTTCAACGCATTTTGATTACTTAACATTGTACCCCTTTCCGCTTGGGCCATACCAAGCTCCCCAGCCCTGTTCGGCCAGGATAAGTTTACCCATTTTCAAGTTCTTCATCGGGTCGAATAGGTCGTCTTTGGAATCAATGCCGATACTGGCAACCTGTTTCGGCTTTCTTCGCATGAAGTCGGCCAGCGTATTGGAATTGATTTGCAGGATGCCGATGTCTTGACTGCCATCTCGGTTAGTGTTGATGGCGGTAGCATCGTATTGAGGGTTCTCTGTGCCAGCGATGACGGCAATCTTTTCAGCATCGTCCCCGTAAATGTCCCGCATTGCCCCACCCAGCTCCGAGGGAACTTCGGGGATTTCAAATGTTCCCGTCTCACGGTACTTGGTAAAGTCGAATATCGGGGAATTAGGGGAGACATCTACCCGTTTCTCAGGTTCAATTATCGGTTGCTGGGGTTCTTCTTCCCGTCCCCTGGCCTCAAGCTGGGCTAATTGTTCTGGAGGGATTTTCTGTTTGTCCACATAACTGCCTGGCTCATTCTCACGGTAATATCCGCCTCCTGCTTTTGTCCAACCCTTCTCCTCCCAGGGGTCTGGTGTCGGAGTTGGTTCTTGTTTTGGAACTGGTGAAATCATCTCAGGTTCTTGACCACGAACCTTACCCGCAATGTTGCGGATAAAGTCGAAGAATCCTCTGAGCATCGGGTTATTCATGTTGTTTCTCGTAATTGGCTATCTCTTTGCGGGCATTCTCGATTATCTTGATAAGCAAGTTCATTCCAACTGCTTGCTCGACATACCGAGTGTGCTTAATTGCAAAGTGCGGGTCTTCCTCCCGAAGCGTAAAACTCAAACTTTTCAAGTTTTCTGCATATCGGCGGGCAACCCGTTTTAACACCTGGAACTGTACGCTCTCACGGAGTTCAGCTAGAACTTCCAGCTCCTCCATCGGAGTCTTTACCTCCCCAGGTGTTGGTAATATATCATCTTGTTTTCTCATCTTCCTGTAAAGTCAGGGAGCATCTCGCTGCCCTGCATCAGTGCAGGCATAGCAGCTTTGGCATCTCCACCTTCAATGCCCTGAATCTCCCTTGTCCTTATTCCCTCACCTCCTCCCTGTAGGTCTTGTGGAACTCGTCCTGGAACTCCAGGCGGTGGCCCAGAGTCAGGTTGGCCTGTTTGGGCTTGCTGTCCCAGTGCTTGTTCACGGTGGCGTTGGGCTTGGTATTCCTCCAGGATATGACGGGCGAAGTTCTCAGCAATCTTAGGATTACCCTGTATCGCCTGCCTTGCCCTTTCGGACTTCATAAACTCAACGTGCATCATGGTATGTTCTTTGGTCGAATACGGAGTCCCGATAAGTTCTTCCCCGTTGACCATCTTCTCGTTCTCGACATTAGCCATCTCCAGAAGTTGCTGCGGGTCGATAATCAAATCTTCCTGGGTATCCTGTTGTGCCAAGAAGTCATCGGGGTCAAAGTCGTTAAGCTCCATAACCTTATCCACTCCCTTACGGAAGTCATAATAGCCCGTCTCAAAGGCCATTTTGACCATCGGGTTGTTGAACAGCTCGTTGATTTTCTGCTGTTGCAGGGGTTTTGAGAGCGGGAAGGTTGGCTCTGCCGACATCCTGAAATTGAAAACAGTGGCGTTTGGTGCAAGCAAGTCGGGTGTAACCATGAAGAAGTTGTCGCCTCTCTTGTCCAAGACCTCGATTTCCCCGTTGTCTTTCTTACGGAGTTCCTTGTTCTTGGTAACGATGGTGCGGTATTCCTGTTCGTAGAACTTGCCACCCTGTCTCAAGAGCCGTCCCTCTTGTGCCAGCTCACGGATTTTGAGCATCTTCTCGATTGAATCCTTGCCCACAATCTCCTGGACTTTAGGGGTCTTATAAAACTGCAAGATGTTGGGAACACGGAGTCTGATTTGTTCTTGCATCAAGGTTCGGGAAAGCACCCAGATTTTCATTCTCAGGCGTTTCAAAGTTGCTTCTTTCAAAATTGCGGACTCAGTGGCGGTAGAACCACGGGGAGAAGTGGACTGCGCCCTATCGTCAATGCCTGTTACTCGGTTGCCGTCTTCTTTGAGGAGGACTTCTTCTCGGTAAGCGGATGGGTTGATGTCGCCGTACTCGAAGGCTTTAACCCCTTCGATGTCGTCCACGTACACGGGTTTCATCGGAGCGGGAATCAAGTCCTGGTCGGTCAAAGTTTCCCTGTTAGAAACGAAAATCATCTTGTAAATGTCGAGCTTCTGCCTATCCAACCTCATCCTGCGACCCGTGGTCAATTCATCCTGGATGGATTCGAGGAGTCCTGGTTCGCCTTTGCCGTAAATACTCCAGGGGTCAACGATGTCCTGGCTTGTCCCGAAGGGAAGCTGCTTATGGGCGTAAGGATTACAGCCGATAAAGAACGGCACGTCATTGGCCAAAAGAACCAGCGCATCGGGGTTTCTGACCCAGTGCCACAAAAGCTCCACGTAATTGCCGTGGTCAATCCCTTTGGGTGGCTTATAAAACTGGTAATAATTCGTGTCCCCGCCTGGTTTGATTTGATTGACCAACCCAAACTTATCCCACTTCGTCCCTGCAAATGTTTTGCGGAAGGTGTCGATGTGGAGGATGTAGCGCCTGATTGCATCGGCTGCTTTATACGGCCCAGTGTTGACGGAGCGGGCTTGGGGGTCGAACCACACATCCCAAAGATTGACCGCCTCCCCATACGCATCATCAAAATCGGTAAACTCAATTTCCTTGTACTTGGTTCGTCCTGCCTTCTGGTCGTATTCCTCGACCTCTTTGACCATCCGCTTTTCCTGCCAGTAATAATCCTGCCAGACGGTAGTTCCCAGAACCAGGTTTTGTTTGATGGCCTTGAACAGCTCCATGTCCCCGTAACCCAAATCCCAAGTGTAATCCTTGATGAAGTTGGCAACGGTGGCGTGGGGGACGTATTCTTTCTTGCGGGCTTGGACTTGGGGTTGCAAGGTCTGGTCGATTAACTCGGACAAGGCCGACTCCACAACGGATGTGGTAAATGGCGGGACGATATTGCTTTGCCAGTCGTCTTTGTGTTTGGGTGGTCTCCAGGCTTCGTATTGCCTCTGCCAATTATCCCACTGGACTTCTCGGTTATTCTGCGCCCTGGAATGCTTCATCAACTGGAAGCGGGTGTAGGAATGTTTCTTCCAGAACTCCTGCTCGTCATTGAGTTTTATCTGCGACTTAATGGTCGCTTTCTGGTTTTCGTAGAAATCGTGTTTCGGATAATCTGCCATAAGTAATTTCAGTATAACTGATGTTGCCAATTATACGCTAATTTATCGTCTCCATTCCGTCCCCATTATGCAGGATAATTGGGAATATGTCCAGAGGAACGCTTGTCCCTGACCCTGGGAGGGTGGGCAATTTCCTGAATGGATGCCAAGGCATCGGCAACGTCATCGGTCTTGGCTCTGGGGAAGCGCCTCAGCTCCATCTCCAAAGTCGGCATGTGTCTAACATTTCGGTTATGCAGGATTGAGCCAACCGCATAGCGGGGTTCAAGGGATTGGATTCTGTCAGTTTTGCTTTTGGCGTGTGTGCCGAAATGTTTGAGTTCGGTGATGGGGATGAACTGGTTTCGCTCCCGCATCATGCTCCTGGCCATATACGCCAAGATTTTCTGGTAAGCGACTGATTCGATGGCGAAGGTCTTGGGCTTCCAAAACGCATCCAGCTCGAAAATCATATCCAGGATTTCCTTGGGCTGGAGGCGCTCCCTGACAATATCCCGAATCCACCAGTTATTATCCGCATCAACCGCCACCACCACGAAAGCGGTGTAATCCAAATCGGCCTTGGTGGTCGGGTCGTAGAAAGCGGGGTCGCAAGCGATAAAATGCAGGACTTCTTTGTCCCGAAGGTCGTCCTCCTCGTAATACTTCCAGTCCCACTTGAAGATGGCATCCTCCTGGGGAACGGGGTCGTTCATGTACTGGGAAGAAAACTCGGCCATTCCCTTCTCGTTAATCAGCTTCTCCAGGTGTTCCAGGGTAAACTTAGAAGGCATGAGGAGTTCCCCGCCTTCGATGTGGAACTTGCCGTCATTGCCTTTGACGATTTCGTAATCTCCCTCAACGGCGGTTCGCTGCATGACTTTGAACTCATGGTGAACGGGGTTTTCTGGGTCGAGTATCCAGCCGTAGAGGTCGGACTCATGCCAGCGAGTCCCCACGACAATCAGCGTTCCTCCTGGTTCGAGTAAATCCAAAACGTCCTTGTAAAACATCATCACGTCATGGATGCGGTCTGGGGTGTGGATGTTTTCCCGATTAACCAAGTCGTCCAAAATAACCACGTCATAGTGCTGGGAGACCAAGTTCCCGCCTATGCCGAAAGCCGTAACGGTAGGTTCTTTTCGCTCATAAGATTCCTCTCGCTTAACGGTGATAGCAGCCTCGCTCCACTTATCCGCCGAGGAGTATAAATCCCCGAATAGCGTCTTGAATTGCTCATTTCGCTGGATGTGGTCTTTGATTTGGGAGAGAAAGGTCGAGGCAAGCGGGAAGGTTGCGTTCGCAATAAGTATCCTAACCTTCTGGTCTTGGGCGATTCTCCAGAGGCTATAACCAACGGTAACAACGGATGACTTAAAATGGCCTCTCGGCAAGAGTACCAGCTTCTTCCATCCCTTGTTGTCCTGGATGAAGTAGCATAGCGGTTGGTGTAGTGGTTCATATAAATCCTTCCACCCCACTACATCACGGGAGAATACCCAAAAGTCCTCAAGAGAATCGGCCCTAAGCAGCTCCAAATACTGTCTTCTTGCCTGAGCCACTTCCTTCACCAGCTCGGCCTTCTGATTGTTTTGCGATTGGTCGTCCATCTTTGTCGAGTATAACATTAGCGTCCCCATTGTGGGAAGTGAGAAGTAGTCCCCGCTCCTTGTCCATCGTGTTTTCAGTCTGGAGGGCGAGGTTATAAATCCCCGCATAATCCAACGGAGGTTCGCCCGTAACCAGCATTCCCTGGTGCATTACCCGACCATCGGGAGTACACACCACCAGCAGGAGTCCATCTTTGGTCTGGAAGGGTTTGCCCTTAATCGAAATAACCGAGCCGTTGGTAACAACCACATCGGCTGTCCAACCCCGAACCCAATCCAGTTGCGAAAGAATATCCCTCAGCGCTTTGGCCAGCTCAGTTTTGTAGCTGGTGTAACGGCGTTTCTTCATGTCCAGGGCGTTTAAGACATCATCCTGGGCTTTCTTGGCCGTCTCTTGTTCCCGCTTTTCAATCCTGTCGATTTCCTTGATGGCCTTCTTGCGGTTTTCTTGCCCCGCCTTAATCACGTCATCGGTGTCTTTTCGGGCCTGCTCCTCGACAGCATCCTTCATTTTCTTCACGTCCCCTTTAGCCTTGGCATAGGCATCACGGGTTTTGGTGGTCGAGTCGATGTGTTGGTGTTTAGGTAAGTCCGTCAATGTAAAATCCCCTTTCTCGCTTCACCCAGGTCTTGCGGATGAATGAAGCAATCCATTCAGCGCTCTTTGCTGGATTCGCTGAGTTTATCTTAACATAAGCGTCTCCAACATCGCTGGAGGGGATTTGGTATGTTTCCCAATTCTCAACCATGTCTTTGAGGAAATTAAATAAGCTGGGGAGTTTCTCTGCGGGGATTACGTCTTCGTCTTCGGTATCATCAATTCGATTCTTGTACTGTCGCCAGGGGTGATTTGACTTTGGTACTTGGTAATGTTTGGAGTGTCTGTTTGTTTTGCTCATAAGACGAATTAACCAGTTAGTTATTTTCATCTCATAAGCGATGGGTAGAAGGGTGGTTGCCTGCCCTACAGCCACCCTATCGTCCCCATGAAGATATTGAAACAAATTACGGAAAGTTTGTCAAGAGGTTTTATTATCCAGGCCGTCTCTGATTGCCTGATTTTGCTGCCATCTCCCACATCCGCTCCTGATAACGCTGCATAAGTGGCCCAAGAAAGTCAGGAAGAATCTTCCAAAGTTGGTTCATGGGTTGGGGAGCTTGCTTAACCAGACCACTTCCCTTTCCCCGAATGTCCCAATCTTCCGTCTCAGGGTTATACATCTCCCCTTTCGGGTTTCGACCTGGAGGGTTTTGTTTGAGGAAGTCTCTCAGGATTGTCTGTGCTAGGTACTGGTTGTAGTCCATGCTCTAAGTATAACTCACTATCGCCATTCAACCACGCTTGTAGCTCATAATCTGCTGCTTGTTCCCGCTTTCTGATGCTATAAAGCCCGTCATGGTGAGCGTCATCGTGTTTACCGTGAATGTACTTCTCCTTGCTCATGCTCTCAGAATACACTACATGGTTCAAGAGCATCAACTAGAGAGTGTAAAACTATATCGAGATTGGAGTGGCATCTTTGGGGGTTTGGGATGCGGAAAACTTGGGTGGGGGGGGTCGTGCTGGTGCGCTCTCTTGCACGCTGTCCGCTCTCGTGCATGCTGTCCACGCTGTAGCGTGCTGTAACGTGTTGAAAATCTTATAACGTGAGGAGATATATATATATATTACTCTCTGCTCTCTCTGTTTATTCTGCGTGCTTGCATGCGTGCTATTACTTGCTTCGTATTCTCTAGCGTGTTACTTAGCATGCTCTCTAATTCCTCGCTACTGCGTGCTGATAATGTTAGCGTGTAGCTGTCTTCTGTCTCTTGCTTAGCGTGTAAACCGTGTAGATGCTCTAAACGCTCTAACACCTTTATAACATCCCCAGCCTTTACGCTCT